AACGAATCCCCGATGGCTACAGAAGATTTTCTCAACTCGTTTCTAAACACTTACGTTTCCAAGAACTTTTCCCCGTCTGTTGAGCGGGGTCAGTTTTCTATTATCAACAGAACCTCTGCCTCGGTCGATTACCCAGGCGGAAACCAATTATCTGACTTACGTCTGAGAACTGATTTCCAATGTATTGGAAAACAGAAGACGTTACAAATGGATGATACCTTCAATGATTACAACGGATTCAACAAGGAATACATCTCTGAACAAGGTGTATTTGTTGTTGAAGCCGCTTTGCGACAATTCGCGCGTACCGACTTTGGTCGTCGTGTAGTTGCAAAAGACATTGAAGCTCACATCAGAAGTTTGACTCACCGAGATTGTCATACATCCTATCTATACAACATGTTGATAACATGGGGTAAAGCTTTGTTGTATAAGATGAACGGTGATACAGATGATATATTACGTGTTCAATGCAGCCCATATCGCAGTGAACATGTAACTATTGGCTTGCCCGATCTTCATGATCGTGTCTACGAAATACCAATCGAGACACCTTACGATGGTCAAGCCGCACCACAGACACGACGCACTGATACAAACTATTTCTTGCGTCCGTATGTTCTGCATTATAATGCATCGACAGCGGAACAAGAATGGTTTTATCTATTGCACGTGCCTACTAGAAATTCCACTTCGGCATTGAACTTTGACTTTGCCGTGCCAGGTATTAATAATGGTGACACTATTATACTCGACCCAATCGATCCACACGGACCGGAGGTTGATGCTGATGCAGCAGAGAATGTCCCATGGCATGATCCTGACACCCAATGGAAATGGATTCTTGATTATGTAAGTTTAAATAGATTAGAACAGCAGTTCGCTTCGACTCTGGAACTCTTTGGTGCGATGTTTTTTCATCCACTCTGGTCTTCCGCTGAAGCTTGTCAATGGCAAATGAGCGAACTAGTGGCTGTTCTCGGAACTTTCGAACCTACGAGAGCTCGTCTCCGAACGAGCCTCGAGGGTACACCGTATTCTACTGATCCTGATGCCAATGTGTATGTGATTAAGAGCCAAATCAAACCAATTTCCTATTTGATTAACTCGGCTCTATTGAACTACTACATGTGGTATGGATTGTACACTGCGATCTACAATGATGCCGTAGATCGTGATGAATGGCGTACGGCACTGACTTCCGTGAATGGTGAGTTGCAAATGCTCTATACTCCGCATATGAGGGCATTTGTTATAGGCATCTTATTAAATCAAGAAGTACCAACCAATATGATGCACGGTGCTGGTTTCTACGTATCTATGGATGGCGTAGAGAAAGTACACCGTATTAGTCATACGGCACCTGGTACATCAGGAGAACAAGCTGAAGTCATAGTAGAAGCACTCTATGCTCCAGTATCTGGTTCTCTGGTTCTTGGGACAATGAGCGGAGATCTTGAGACTGTGCAACATCTCAAGTCTAAGTATCGTGTAGACTTCCGCGGTACTAGGACTGAAGTGTATGACAAGGTGGAGTTGCTCAAAATAGCTAATATATACAGGCTATTTGGACATCAAATCACTTTGTTTGATATCATAACTCAAGAAAAGATAAATCCCTGGGCGGCAGTAAATGAATGTATAATCGAACCTTCATCTATTGCATTTGACCCTAAAGAAGTAAAGAAACTCACTCTTGGATGGAGTGATGCTCGCGAAGGAAGAGTGGTACCTTTGCCAGCATTAGGATCTCTTGGCGTTGAAGGTTTTCTAGATATAACTATACAGAAACCTCATCTTGAGACAATTAAATTTAGAACTGCACAAGAATCAGTTAAGGTTTATGTCACAGCCAAAAGAAGCAAAAAACCACTCGCGATTAAGGTCAAATCAGGATACTCATATCGGCCTGAAACTTTTCAAGCCAAGAAGGGTATCTCCTACAGACAGAAGGATTTTCACGACGCACCGAGACAACCACCTCCAGACAACCCAGAGGGGGAGATAGTAAAGGAGCCGGAACAGACAACTGTCCTCATGGAGTCCGATACACAATCTGTAAAGATTGCAGAATCGAACACAAATATCGGAAAGTCTCACGCGACACCCGGGACATCTTTGTTAGAGGAGCGTCCCAACGTGCAGACATCCGAGAAGACCATAACATTTGCAGAGCCTATAAAGATAGAACCACTGAAACCGGTGGTAGGAAAAACGATCTTACAGGACTCAGGGGGGACGATAAGTTCCCAGCACTGATGCGTTTAACGACGTTCGGCAGTGTAGTAGCTACTGATTTTGCAGGTGCTACGCATGCATTGATTGACATATTGCCAGGTACGACTTCTATATCCGACGTAGTTTACGATTATCGAGGTTCTTCTGTCGCCGCCATTATATTGGCTGGCGTGCATAAGAGCTTTGTATATTGTAAACTAAATCAACATTTAGTCGCTCGTACTACCGATATTTCAGCAATACTTGCTGCGCATTTTGCAGATTATCCATGTTACTACAACTCGCCTACATCGTTAGATAACATTGAACTATATATTAACAACAAACTAACACAACAACAACACAAACACAACAAACCTATTAAATTGCGAAATAAATTACAATTTAATATCAAAGAGGAAGACATTAAAAACCTTCCAAAGACAAAAATTACAGGAGAACATCACCTTCATTACACAGCACAAGAGATATGGGACTTATTGCCAGACTACGAAAAACGTCAGGCACGTTTTGCGCTCTGTCTACCTAGTGACTCATCAACCACGTTCGTTGCAGGAGTCATGCTTTGGTTAGCTATTTTAGAACGTGAATTATTTGAACTAGTTTTAAGATGCGGTCTGTTTTTGACTATTGACCAACATAGTTTTGGAGCTATCGGGAAATTAATTAGCGTTCGAGCGAAATCTTTACAGAATATAACTGAGATGGATTTACGTAATATATTTGAGATCGACGTACTGATTAACAGATATCTAGGTGATCCGATTTGGGAAGACGAAAAAGAACATCGTATTAATCCCAACTTGGCACTGGTATCTCGGAATGAAGTATACACTCTAGCACGAGAACTATTTTCTCGTCAGGACAATTATCGCCAGAAAGCACGTGGTATGGAATGGAAGACGTTCTGGGCAGCAAGATGGCAATGGTCTGCTACAGGTAGTATACATTCTCAATATTTAGAGGATGGTACTTATATTGAGAAAGAGCGAGAATTAAAAAATAAATTTATCACTTTGAACAAGATGCCGAACTTTTCTATGACTAAGTTCTTACACAGGACGCCGGAAATCAGGGCTTGGGCATCGATTAAATATGAATGGGCGAAACAGCGTGCTATTTATGGTACTGACCTAACTAGTTATGTTTTGACTCACTTTGCATTTTTCAATTGTGAAGACACCTTACCAGGTGACTTCCCAGTCGGTGATAAGGCACGACCAAGTTACGTTTCTGCAAAAGTGGAAGCAACATTGAATAAGAAAGAAGCTTTCTGTCTGGATTTTGAGGACTTTAATAGTCAACATTCGAACCAGAATATGCAAGCCGTGATGGAAGCTTGGTTAGATGTGAATAAAGCAGATTTGTCTGAAGACCAGTATATTGCTGGTAAGTGGGCATTAGAATCAGTAGGTAATACCATAATCGAAGACCATCTTGGCACAAAAAGTACTTACAAAAGTAAAGGCACTTTAATGTCAGGATGGCGTCTGACAACGTTTATGAATAGCGTACTCAACTATATATATACTAAAGTATGTACGAGGGGAGTATCAGAAGTACCACTATCTATTCATAATGGTGATGATGTTTTGATGGGTATCACTAAACCATCAACTATCCAAGTCATTATGAATAATGCCAGGGCCCGTAATATACGGGTACAATCAACCAAATGTGCCTACGGCGGTATAGCAGAATTTTTACGAGTAGATCATAAACGCGGAGAATTTGGTCAGTATGCTACACGCAGTATAGCTACTTTACTACATGCTAGAATTGAGAGCAAAGTAGCTGTGAGTACTGTGGATTATCTAAATGCATTAGAATCAAGATTGTTTGATTTCAAAATGCGGACACAGCGAAATGATATTGTCGTACTGTTACGAAATCAGTATTATTCGCGCATGTCAAAGTTGTATGACATCACTGTACACGAACTTTTCTTAATCAAGAAAGGACATCGTGTCGTAGGTGGAATCAGTGAGTTTGAGGATGCCTCAGTCGACTACATAGTCGAGCTAGAGGCAGGAATATCAGAAGTGGAATTGGAAGAATTCCTACCAGGCGTTGCGGCCTATTCCGAGAAAATAATAAATGATCTCGAGATGAAACAGCAATTCGGAGAAGTATATAAAAGTATCTATCGGGCAACGCTTGATGCGGTGCAATTAGTTAGGAAGAGATGTCAAGTCAAACCTAACAATTGCATGCAGCAGTACAGAGTGTTGAGAGGTATATACGGTGCATATTCGTATCTGAAAGGTAGTGTTACTCTAGGTAAAGCTATGTTAACTGGATTTGCGTTAGACATATTAGCTGGTAAGAGTGGTTTTGAATCACTTATCAGTGTAATGAGCATGTCGACGAATCCAATGCTTTACCTACGAGTAGTATGCTAAATCCTTTCACGAGTATAGCGTGACGATGAC